CTCCGCCGACGAACCCAACCGCCTCCGAGGCCCCCAGCACCACTACGGCTGGTTCGACGAGATGGCCGCATGGCGCTACATCCAAGAGGCATGGGACATGGCGCAGCTCGGCATGCGCCTCGGCGACCACCCCCAGATCTGCATCACCACCACGCCCCGGCCACTCCCCCTCATCAAGCAGCTCGTCAAAGACCCCATGACCGCCCTCACCAAGGGCACCACCTACGACAACCTGCACAACCTCGCAGCCACCTTCCAGCGCGCCGTGGTCTCCAAATACGAGGGCACCACCCTCGGCCGCCAGGAACTCAGCGCAGAGATCCTCGACGACCTCCCCGGCGCCCTGGTCGCCCGGCGCCACATCGACGGCTCACGCGTCACCGAAGCCCCCGAGCTCATCAACATCGTGGTCGGCATGGACCCCGCCGGAACCGGTGTCGGCGACGAGACCGGCCTGGTCGTCGCAGGGCGCGGGCTCGACGGCAAGAACTACATCCTGCACGACGGGTCCGAGAAACTGTCCCCCGAGCGCGCCTCGGCCCGGGCGTGGGCGCTCCACGAGACCTGGGGCGCGTCCCTGGTCGTCGTCGAGGACAACGGCGGCAAGGACTGGATCGAGACCGTGCTGCGCATGGCGTGGAAGCACCGGAACCCCGGTGGCGGCCCCCCGCCCCTGCGCCGCGTCAACGCCTCCCAGGGCAAGCGGCTGCGCGCCCAGCCTGTTGCCATGCGCTACGAACAGGCGCGCGTCTGCCACGTCGGCTCGTTCCCCGAGCTTGAGGATCAGCTCACCACCTGGATCCCTGAAGAGGATCCCGAGAGCCCCGACCGGCTCGACGCCATGGTCCACGCCGTGGCGCACCTGATGAAGAAGCACGACCGGTCCGAATCCGTGGTCATCAACCCCCACGCCCGGCGGGGCATCGGAGGGGGCGAACACCCCGCCATCGCCGCACGGCGCCGTGCCCAGCAGCGACGGGCATCATAGGAGCAATATGGACGCGATCACGCTGCTCATCGCAGCCCTGGCAACCGCCCGCACCACACGGCTCGTCACCACGGACCGCATCACGCAGGCACCCCGCCAATGGGCGCTGCGACGCCTGTCGAGCGAGGGCCTGCTCGCCTATCTGATCGTGTGCGACTGGTGTGCATCCGTGTACGCGGGCGCAGGAGTGATCGCCGTCCTCACCTGGGGCGGGACACCGGGGCTGTGGGTGCTCACGGCACTCGCGCTCAGCTACGTGGCCGGATGGCTGGCCGCACGAGAGGACGGGGAGTGATGGGTATCCGGGACGCGATCCAGATCGCTACAGGCAAGAAGCACCCAGGGCGCACCATCGTCGCGGCCGCCATGCCCATGAACGGGCCCGGGGTCCAACGCATCAACCGCTCCCGTCAGCACACCACGACCGAGATGTGGCAGAAGGAGGCGGGCTACTTCTTCGACGCCATCGGCGAGCTGCGCGGCCCCCTGATCTGGATCGCCAACGCTGTCTCCCAGGCGGATGTCCACGCGACCGAACTCGATGCCGAGACCGGCAAGCCCACCGGCCCGTCCTCGGACCCCAGGGAGCAGGCCGTGGCCGCGCAGACCCTCGGCGGGGTCTCGCAGCGCGCGGGCCTGCTCCGGCTCATCGCACTGTGCTGGCAGGTGGTAGGCGAAGCGTGGCTGATCGTGCGGCCGGGCAAGCCCGGGAAGCCGGACAAGTGGCTGGTGCTGTCCGGGACCAAGGTGCGCGCCAAGGGCGAGTCGTGGGAGTACACCGACCCGTTCACGGGTGAGCACGTCATCCTGACCGCCCAGGACCGGCTCATCCGCATCTGGTGTCCGCACTGGGACGACCAGGCCAAGGCGGACTCGGCCGTGCGCCCCGCGCTCCCCATCTGCCGTGAGATCGAGAAGTCGTCGCAGAACATCGCGGCGCGCCTCGACTCGCGTATCGCCATGAACGGCGTGATGGCGCTCGCTGAGGAGCTGGACTTCCCCAAGGGCGATTTCGACACGTCGGGTGAGGCGTTCACGGACGCGCTCATCACGGCGGCCGAGGCGGGGCTCCAGAATCCGGGGCAGGCCAGCAGTCAGGTGCCCCTCGCGTTCACGGCACCCGCTGAGCACATCGCGAGCGGTGGCGCGTTCGCCCACTACGACCTCGGCACCCAGTTCGACGCCTCCGTGGTGGACCTGCGGGACGCGGGCCTGCGCCGTCTGGCAGCCACGCTGGACATGCCGAAGGATGTGGCCGAGGGCACGCAGGGCGAGTCCAACCACTGGTCCGCGTGGCAGGTGGAGGAATCCACCTACAAGATCTTCATCGAGCCCCTGCTCAAGGCCATCGGCGACGCGATCACCGAGTTCTGGTACCGGCCCGCGCTGATCGCCATGGGGTTCAGCCCCGAGGACGCCGAACGCTCCGAGCTCGGGTGGGACACCACGGCGATCGTGGCCCGGCCCGATGACCGGGAGACGCTGGAGTCGCTGTACGACAAGATCCTTATCTCAGACGAGTACATGCTCACCGAATCCGGTGTGCCCCTGGACGCCATGCCGTCGCCGGATGAGCGCACGCGTCGCTTCCTGGAGAAGGTGACGCTCGGAGCTCCCACGCTGCTCGCCGACCCGGGTGTCTCCGGGGCGCTGGACCTGGGGATCGAGATCGCCCCTGTGGCGGCCGGTGTCGACGCGGAGGTGGGCGCCGGAGGCGAGCTGGAGGTTCCCGAGCCCCCGGCGCCGGTGGTCAACGCGCTGCCCGGTACGCAGGGGCAGGAACCTGCGCCCGAGGGTCTGACGGCTGCTGCCGAGGTTCTCGTCATGCAGGCACTGGACCGCGCGGGCGGGCGCCTGCTCACGAACCAGAACCGGGGCCAGTTCAAGGATGTGCCCCGGCATGAGCTGTACCGGCGGATCCGGCCCGAGGACGCGGGTTCGCTGGTAGAGATCAAGTTCGCCGATGAGCTGGCGCGTTCCTTCGCCGTGCGCCCGGGTGCGCTGCGGGTGGCGCTTGAGATGTATGTGACCAAGCTCCTGTCCACGGGCGAGGCCTACGACCGGGATGAACTGCGCTGGTACCTGCGGTGACCACGCCTCCGGGCGAGGACCCGAACCTGCCTCAGCGGCTGCGCGCGCAGTCGTTCATCCGCGAGGGCGAGGAGCGCATCGGGAACTCCTGGTACCGCAGCATGACCCGGTTCCTGGACAAGGTGCGCCCGGCCGTCCTGCGCGAGGGGCGTGTCGACCCGGCGCGCGTCTCCGACTCGCAGGGCTTCTGGACGTCGCAGGTCGACAACGAGATCGTGCCCGAGGTCGGCAACGTCCTGACGGACGCGTGGCGTCGTGTCACGGCGGCCGGTACGCCGCGTACGGACCCGTTCGTCAGCACGTACCTGAACCAGGCCGGGAACCGGATGAAGAACGTGCCGGATGAGGTCTACGCCCTGATCGTGGCAGAGGTGGAACGGGGCATCACCGAGGGCCGGAGCCTGGACCGGGTGCGCGACGACATCCAGGTCATCCTCACCGCGTCGGGCACGGACAGGTGGCGGAACCGGGCCATGACGGTGGCCAGGACCGAGACGATCGGCGCGGTGAACGCGGGGGTGTTCCGGGCGGCCGAGATGGAGGCCGAGCAGCGCGGGGATCCGGCCCCGTTCAAGGTGTGGATCTCCACGGCGGATGCGAGGACTCGGCCGACGCACCGGGCGGCCGACCAGCAGCGCACTCTGCTGCGCTCCCCGTTCCAGGTGGGCGGGGCGCAGCTCCTGTTCCCGGGCGATCCGCGCGCGCCGGGCAACGAGGTGATCAACTGCCGGTGCACGATGCTGCCCCACGTACTGGGTGAGACGATCGACTGGACCGACCGTCAGAACGCGAGAGGAAGTCAGTGATGGACCTTGCGACGTACCACCTGATCCACGGGTGGCCCCCGATCCCGACCGACCCTGAAGAGATCCTGACGATGGTCACGCAGAACGAACTCCAGCTGGACCAGGACCTGCTCCTGTACCTCTGGGCGCGCTCGGAGATGACCCCGTGAGCCGTACCTGGAGCGCGGTTCTCGCGCGGCTGGGCGTGCCCACGGGCGACGGGCGCATCATCGCCCCGGTGGGCGGGTCGTCCCGGGACCTGCCTCTGCCTCTGATGTGGCAGGAGCTGTCCGATGACGGGCATGGGGGGTCGCGCGTGGTCGCGCGTATCGAGTCCCTGCACATCGGGGACGGCATGGTCACGGCGACGGGGACCATGCTCGACTCTGCGCCGTACGCGGTCATCGAACAGCTTGAGGCGGGGCTTCTGGGGCCGTCCGTGGACCTGGACGACATCGAGTACCAGATGGACGACCAGGAGCGTCTCGTCATCACCAAGTGGCGGATCGCGGGCGCGACCCTGGTGGCCATCCCCGCGTTCGCCGACGTCTCGGTGACGCTGGACCCGATGCCGGTGGAGCCGATGGCCGACGTGGCCGAACCTGCTCCGGACTGGCTCTACGCATCGGCTGCGCCGCAGCTGCCTCCATCGGACTGGTTCCGGCAACCGGACCTGGACCGGCTGACCCCGGTCACGGTGTCGGACTCGGGCCGGGTGTTCGGTCACATCGCCGGATGGGAGACGTGCCACGTGGGCCTCCCGGGCTGCGTGACGGCGCCCGCGTCCCAGAGCGGCTACGCCTACTTCCACGTGGCGGAGCAGGCCACCCAGGACGGCTACGTGCTGCCCGTGGGGACGCTGGTGGCCGGTCCCCGGCATGCGGACCCGCAGCTGGCGTTCCAGGCCGCTGCGCAGCACTACGACGATCCCGGGGCGGCTGTGGCGCGCGTGGTGGCCGGGGAGGATGAGTACGGCATCTGGGTGGCGGGATGGGTCCTGCCGGGCGCCACGGAGGCTGTGAAGCAGGTGTTCCGTACGTCCCCGGTGTCGGGTGACTGGCGCCGGGTGGGCGGATCGCTGGAGCTGATCGCGGTGTGCTCGGTGAATGCCCCTGGCTTCCCGGTCCCGCGCGCGCGGGTGGCGTTCGGTGCCAACGCGTTCGCCCTCGGTGGTCACGAGAAGGGTGTGCAGCGCACGCTGATCGCGTCCTCGGGGATCGTGCCCGTGGAGGGTGAATACGTGCCGTATGTGGCTCCGCCACGCGGCGAAGTTGCCCGGGCTCGGTGGGCCTGGGCGCAGAACGAAGGGACGAATCATGGCGTGCGGTAGCTGCGGGTCACGGGCCCGGCAGGCGAACTGGGAGTGGGAAGCCACCTTCCGTGACGGGTCCAAAGGGCGCTTCGCGACCAAGGGTGAGGCCCGTATGGCGGTCGCTATGAGTGACGCGCAGGGGAGCACCGCCCCGATGGTGCGCGCGGTGGCCAAGCAGAAATAGCAGGTCAGTCGACATCTAGACGGGTTAGACAGCTATTTCTATTAACGGCTAGAGAGACAACCCCACGTGAGGCGTTAATAGATTTAGCTGTCTAACCCGTCTAACTACGCTACGTGCAGCTTTACTCGCTCTGGGCGACCAGCAAATAGTGACTCAACGTCACCGGCCCCCTCCTGGGGAATCTCCCACCAGCGATCCGATCGGCGGTGCCTCGGGCCGGTATAGCGCCGGGCGCCGGGGAGGCACCCCACGACGTCGTCCAGATCCCACCAGTCGGACCCCGGGGGTACCTGGACGTACGCATGGTCGGGGCTCATCCAGGGCAGCAGGGCCCGGCGCTCTACGGGCGTCGGCGAGTCCAGTCCCATTGCCAGGAGCAGTCGCAGTGCCTCGGAGTCACCGACGCCACTGGACTGCGCCCATTCGGTGAGTCGGGTCCAGAGCGGTTCGGGGATGCGGACGGTGCGGACCTGAGTCGGCCCGTTGTCGAGTGACTTCATGGTGATCAGCATACGGTCACTAGCATACGATGTCCAACGTGTCAACCCCTGACGCTTGACCGGTGGCGTACATTGGTCGTACCGCTGGTGGATGAGCTGAGAGCCTCGCGAGTGGTGGAAAACGTGTCCATTCCGTTTCTGCCCACGAGAGGAAATCGCCATGGCAGACGACATCACCCCCGAGGGCGCTCCGGCCTTCGACCCCACCACCCTGGACGACGCGGCCCTCGCGGCCGAGTTCGCCCGAGCCGGGGAGCGCGGCCGCGAGCTGTCCGCCAAGGCCGAGTTCGCAGCAGGCGAGGCTGAGGAGCTGACCGAGTGCGCGAACCGCGTCACGGCCATCCAGGCCGAGCAGGCGGCCCGCGTGGAGCGCGCCCAGGCCGTCCAGGCCAAGCGCGACGTGTTCGCCAGCCTCGGTGACCTCCCCCAGATCCCCCAGCCGGTCCTTCCCGAGCCCCAGGCGGCCCCTGTGGCGCCCGTGGAGGCTGCCCCGGTCTCCCAGGCCGTCGCGGTCCCGAGCGTGGCTCAGATGGCCGCACAGCCGCCCGTCCCGGTCGCGGGCAACGTGAGCGACGGATCCGTCACCCGCATCAGCGCCCACGTCGGCGCCAACGCGGGCGGCTTCATCGGCAAGGGAGTCGGCGAGGAGTTCACCTCCGAC